CCGCTTGAACCGGATGTACCACTTGTACCAGATGTTCCGCTTGTACCAGATGTTCCGCTTGTACCAGATGTTCCGCTTGTTCCGCTTGAACCGGATGTACCACTTGATCCACTTGTACCAGATGTTCCGCTTGTTCCGCTTGAACCGGATGTACCACTTGTACCACTTGTACCACTTGTACCACTTGTACCGCTTGATCCACTTGTACCGGATGTACCGGATGTACCGGATGTACCGGATGTACCATTTGTACCGCTTGTACCACCTGTACCGCTTGTACCACCTGTACCGCTTGTACCACCTGTACCGCTTGTACCGCTTGTACCATTTGTACCGCTTGTACCGCTTGTACCATTTGTACCGCTTGTACCACCTGTACCGCTTGTACCACCTGTACCACCTGTACCGCTTGTACCACCTGTACCACCTGTACCACTTGTACCACTTGAACCACTTGATCCGCTTGAACCACTTGATCCGCTTGAACCGCTTGAACCACTTGTACCGTCTGTGCCAGATGTGCCAGATGTACCGTCTGTGCCAGATGTACCGCTTGATCCACTTGATCCACTTGATCCACTTGTACCAGATGTACCGCTTGAACCACTTGATCCGCTTGAACCACTTGATCCGCTTGAACCACTTGATCCGCTTGAACCACTTGTACCGGATGTACCGCTTGTGCCGGATGTACCGCTTGTGCCGCTCGAACCACTTGAACCGTTCGTGCCAGATGTGCCACTTGTTCCGCCTGTACCGGATGTACCGCTTGTTCCATCTGCACCGCTTGTACCACTTGATCCGTTTGTGCCGCTTGTTCCTGATGTTCCACTTAAACCTGATGTGCCGTTTGAATTGAAAAGTGTCCAAGTATTAAGATCGATGGTATCATCTAGTATGTAGGCTAATTTGGTAGCTGTAACAAATGCCATCATTCCTGCTACTCTTCTTTCCAGAGGAATGGTAGGATTGGCTGAACTTGGATAGTTTATATCAAGATCGTTGAATGTAGCTACCTCATGATATCCACCTTTACCCAACTGAGAAAAATGTGTTGCGTATGTATCAGTAGGGTTTGTTGTGGAGATATAGTCTGTTACTGGAATTGGCATAAAGTGGTATTAGTATGCTTGAATATTTATTGAACCGCCCAACTTATTGAGTGTTCTGTGTACGTTATAATTAGTTGTAATTCCATAAACATTCGTTACAGATACAACATCCAATGGTTCCATTGCAACATTTAACAAGGTTTGTGTATCTTTAAATGTTGTTAATGTACCAAGTGATGATGGATAAGCGATATATTTGTATTTTTGTATATCTGTTACGAACGAATAAGTATCGGCGGCACTATTTGATAATTCAGAGGCACGTAGTGAGATAACGTCTGTACCTGTTAATGATGACAGTGCGTTTTCTCCATAATAAATTCTCCAATACCAATGGACTGTATACGTAGCAGACAGTGAAGCACTGTGTGTATTTGTAGCACTTACTGTCCACGTATGTGACGAGTCTGTTGTATTTTGTATTGAAGAAAGGTAAATAGTTTCTGTACCATCATTGGCAAGTCCTGTTGCCAAAACGATAGAATCGGTTGTATCGGTTATAGTAACTGAATTTGGGGCAATGTTTGAACTATTTGTTGTAGTCCATGTAAATGTTTTATTACCCGCAGCAATTGTATATCCGACTTCAACTGGTGAAGATATATTTACCGAAAAAGATGAAAATGATGGTGTTTGATATGGATACAAAAGCAAATCAAACATTGTTGTAAGCGGAACGTTATTGAACGTTGAACCAGCTTGTATACCGCCCAGAGTTTGAGGTACCGGAGTTGCATTTGTATAAAAACCAACACCAATTGGTCCGGGTACACTTTTGAACGATCCACTTTCAAATACAATTACATCATACGAATTTGTTTCTGCCGGCGTTTGAAAAAACGATGATGTGGGCAAACCAGATGCGTCGGTGTGAAAAAGCAACGACGAACCTGAAACTTCAACAACTTCGTAAACGTCACGGACATTGTTACGAAATTGTTTGAAGATTATCGAATTTAGTGCTGGATCATAATCGCCCATAATCAGTCAAATATGCTATTGGTATAAATATAGGGTGGATCATAAAGAAAATAAAAAACCCACTGATTGGACAATATCAGTGGGATATATTTACAATACTCCTATTTTTGGTATATTACCTAGGAATAAATGTACCGTCTTTCAAATTCAAAGTACCATCGCCATACTTTTTAGTTAGTTTGTCCATCAATTCCTGTTCTAATTGTTGAAGCTGTAAATATTCTGTTTTTTGTCTGTCTTGTTCTTGTTTCAACTCATTTAGTCTTTCCTGTAATTCAATTGTCTCCAAATGAAGTTGTCCAAATTTGATGAGTTTGTCTTGAAATTTAGTTTGGATATATTTCAAGTCTTTAATTTCGTCTTCGGTGAATTTGATTGGATCTGCCATAACTTTATAGTATCATTCAACCATATATATCAAACACGTCAACTATTTGGTTATTATATTTGTGTCATAATCAAGACGGTTCTGGTGGTATATAGTTTATGTTGTCTGGGATAATTACTTGGTTGTAAGTATATGGTTGTGGTTTGGGATAAGAATTTTCTTGAATTTGGTGTTTAATTGATTGCATTTCTGGACCCAACACAACCTCGTTATTTACTATAACTTTTCTTGCGGTCAATGTTTTGGTTGTAGTCAACTTTTTGTTTTCAAATGAGTCGGCAAGCAAATATGCTTGGACGGTCATGGTAAAATTTGTTTTTACCATTCTATCTTTTCCGGATGATACTTCTAGATTATTGCTATAGTCTTGAATATACACTCTGAACTTGAATCTTTTAGGATCGCCCCAGTATTCTTCTGTTGCCCAATTGATTTTCTCAATAATCGTATTCATTTGTTCGACATACTCAGTCCATAGTATGAATTCGTATGTCAATGTTACGTGATCGGGAAGAGTAACATTTAAAATTTGTGCAACCGGAGCACTGCTTTTTGTCATCAAAGAAAACTTGTCATACTTATTTTTTTCAGTGTATTTTTGTAAGACTTGCACATTCAAGTGACGGTTAAAAGTTGACAATGATGTATTTTTTGCAACCGAGTTTCTTTTGAACATGATTGCTGGAAGTTGCAATTTTCCATTGGTATCTCTGATTACACCATCTGCTTGAACGGCTTTCCATCGTTCTGGATTGCCGTATACAATCGGCACCTTTACATTTTCACCGTTGTCTTCTACACTTGGATTGATTGTTTTATCAAGATGTTCGAATATTGCAGTGTCAATATCCATCAACGTGACAGTAAAATTCTTGAACTCGTCAGTATCTCTACGAATCGTCGTAGCTCTATTGACGGTTGTCTTCTTATCAGACACCATATCACTGTTGTTGTGTTGATTTGGTGCTGGATTATCTGGATTACCTTTCCAAGCCATAAATTATACTTGTCGTTGAAAAATATTGAGTTTACTCAATCTTGAATAGTGAGTATTGCAAATAAAGCTGTGACTCTTGGTGTCTTGACCGCCCAAGAATTGTTCTTGCACTACGTTGTCAATTTCATGATAACGATCATTGAACAATACAATATCGCCTATTTGTGGGAAGAAATTCACCTGTTGGCACATCTTTTCTCTAAATTTGAAAACCACGGTTTGATCACGATCTGGACCAAAACCTTCATCATCACCTGAAATATCACCACGGTCAATCAAAGCGCTCAGATCGATACCGGGATAAAATACCTTGCCTTCAGTTGGTGCTGATTCACCGTATAAATTTACACGGGTTTCCGATGCCGCAATTTTAAATACGGTCACAAGAGTTTCGATGATATCGCCCATCAATTCTGCATTTATAGAATTGATCAATCGAAGATCACGTTCACTAAAATATCTTCCTCGTAGTCCCATAATTTATCCAATATAGATGAGCATTGGCACTTTCTTTAAAATGTCTTGACTCTTCTCAGCTTTATTTGCTTGTTGTTCCATCAAGTTTGCACCCAATGATGCTTCAAGCATTTCACGTAGTTGACTAATAAGTGATTCTTTTTCGGCAGATGCTTCACTTCTCAGTTCACCACCGTCGAGTGTCACTTCACCGCCTGGAATTGGAATTGTACTATATTTCTGACGAATAGCACCCAACATTTCTTTGCAAAGTGCCAAGAAATATTTACGTATCCATTGTCTTCCCGGTTCATTGATTGTACTATATTTCAATGTTTTGTATGGAACGTTGCTATAGTCGGATATACGTTCATAACTGTTTCCCGGTGCATAAATGTCTGCATCTTTATCGCTTTCCAAACTGTAATCAAAATACACTTTGTAGTTTGTGGTAGGAATTGGAAACAGTCTCAACTTGTTATTAACAATTTCAAAGCTATATGCGCTCTTACGAACCATGTCATTGAACTCAATTGCTTGACCACGAAGCAAATCTTCGAAAATAGGAGTCATCAAAAATTGAACGGCAGGACTGTATCCAGCAAAACCCATTTCATTCAACACGTTGCTATATGACATACCGGTCATGCTAAATGGATCATAGATACGAGCAAACGCAGGAGACTGATAATGAAACACTCTTTTTACTTCGATTCTATTTCCAGAACCGGATGCTTGATCATACAGACATTGCAAATCATAAACTTGTTGACCAGCAACAACGTCTACGTGTCCTTTCTTCCAGTCTACGTTTCCACCAACACCAACTTCGGATCCATATGCTCTTGCTAGACTGATGACATATGGAAGAGGACTTCCAACCACGGCTTTACCAGTTGCATCATTGCTTGACGGTGTACCAATCAAGTTGAAAAGATTATTACGAATGTTGAATTGGTTTACTTGCGAACCATATTCATTAACAGCTTCTTCATATGCTGCATAAAAGTTCACGTCCAACAATTCAACGTCTTCGATAGGATATCCCAATCGAATTGATGCCCATGTCGCACTACTTGCACACTCGGCAACAAATTCATTGTCGGTATCATAAAAACCAAAAGGAGTTTTTCCGGGCACTGCACTTCCACTTCCCGGCCAACGTATTCTATCTTGATCAAGGTTTGCACTCATTTTTGTATAAATATCAAAGGAGTTTGGTTATCTTCACTATTAGTTTGCCATTTCCTTTAATAACTCTATGGTATGTTTCTTTAGGAATAAAGAAACTGCCTGTCATTACAACAGGCAGTTCATTATCCATTTGAAATTCCCAATCGTCGTTTTGTAAAATTTCAACTATACGATCTTCACGGTCTTTGTGCCACTCCAATTCATGACTATCCACCGTTTCTTCAAATTCTCGTATATATTGATTTTTTCCAAGACTTTTTTCTTTGAACGGAAATGACATAACAATGTTTTTTCAGTGGTAGGTCAAAAAGTTGTATTTTACATCTTTTCGTTGTGCAGGTCTATCACTATCACCGCCAGGCAATGTAATGATTGAAAATTCACCCGGATTGCCTTCATCAGATGGAAGTTCATCTGTATATTTCAACGAGTCAAACGTCAAATCTTTGAACTCTGGATTTGTGTGATACGTGTTATAAATTCGTTTTTTCAATTCATCACGTCCGTTAACTGCATCGACGAACTTTGTTTTTCCGGTTTCGTCTTTTTCATATCCGCGTCCTTTAGTCGGTTTGAATATTCCTGAAAATACTTCTTTAGGAACAATCACCGATTTCTTTTTTGCATCGGACAAATCTTGAGTACCACCCAATGAATGTGTAACAACAAACCCAAGAATC